TTCGTATTCATCATCCATATCATCTTCAAAGTACATTGCAGCGTTAGCTATATGTGCAATCAAGCTTAAAGAATCAATCATGTCATCATGTACACCAGTGGTAGGAAAGTTTAAGAGTTCATCTTTAAACTCTTTAACCCAATCACCTTCACAGAGTTCTACCTGCTTATGTTCAAATCTACCTTGTATCGCACCCACCACTCTATCTATCTTACTTCTATTACCTAATGCTATCTCTTCTATCCTGGGGTAGACACCCTTCCTTAACATCATCTCCGTTAGGTAAGGGAGTAATGCTCTCATTAAGGAACCCTTCTCTATCCCAATGACCTGAATGTCATATGTCTTGACATGATCCAACATTCTTTCACAGATTTCTTTGATATCCCATCTGCCTGCGTCAACCTTATCAACCCACCACTTGTTGTCATCACCTACCTTAACAATGGATATAGCCGTCTGATCTAAATACTTCTTCTTGTTACTGGCTTGCTTAGAGACGTTCTCAAAGCCTGCTAAGTCAACACCCATGTAGTAAGTGCCTTCTTTAGGCTCATCATCCTTATCTTTAACCACAACCCAGCTTTCTTTAAAGATGTCTGACTGTGGTGCTTCAAAGTTAGCCAGGAACTCCTGTCTGAATGCAAACGTAGACATGGTGTGCTTTGCTACTTCAATCTCTTCTTTGTCTAATAACGGGTTATCAAAGCTTGTAAAGTGCCATGACTTCCAATCCTTAGTCTCTGGCTTCTTACTTAAACCCATCTTAAAGGTATCATAGAAATGATTCCTACCTTTAGGTGTACCAATAAAGATACAATGACCCTTCAGATCAGCCAGTGCTGGTCTTAGGATTTGCTCAAAGACTGTAGGCTTAATATCTGCATACTCATCGAGTACAACAAACTTTAAGGCTATGCCACGCATTGTCTCTGGTCTGTCAGCTCCTTTTAATGATATTTTAGAACCATTAATCAAAGTGATCTGCATATTGTTCACATGACTGCTTGCTATGACAGGATTACCTATCTCTATCAGTTGCTGCCACATGATGTCCCTGGCTTGTTGCTGCGTAGGGGCTATATACCACACATGACCCTTCTTAGCTTCAAGCGCACGGACAATCAACTGCCAAGCCGCTAACATACTCTTACCTGTCCTACGACCTGCTGCGATCACTTTAAAGCGTGACTCATCAGCCCATACCTCTTTCTGCCAGGGCAGTAGTTTAATGTTAAGATTCGACATCGACATCCTCATACTCAACATCTGCTACATCGTCAACTACTTCAGCCTTAGCATCACCCAGCATTGATATCTGTATATTGACACTACCCCTACCAGCATCTCTTCCTTTCTCAAAGAATGACATTGGTAGTACACGATCAATACACATCTTCAAACAAGCGACTTGATCCTTATCCTCATCATCCAGTGCTTTCTTAATGATTGTATTAATAACTGTCTCACCACTGGTAGCTAACAGTCTTGCATGAAACTCTTTTATTCTTGATGCTTCACCAGGCGGTCTTCCTACAACACTTCTTTTCTTCTTGGCTTCAACCTCAGACTTCTTTGGTCTACCACGACCCCTCTTCTTAGGGACATTATCTACATCAGACAAATGTTTATCCTTATTCTTTCCCATTACCCAATAACGTCCTGCTTCTAACTAATTAGTTATTTAGATAATGATTATTATTGAACCGAAGGTTTGTACTAATTAGCACTATGTTGTTCTAAAGAGTAATAATTATTATCATTATTCTTAGTTCTCTTTAAGTCTACATAGAAGTTCTTATTATAACATATTTTAGAGATAAAGTCAAGACTTATTTTAATTATTTTATAGGGGTACTACTAATTAGCACTAAATGAACATATTAGCTCTAAATGATTATAACACATTATAAGAACTTTAGCAACAATCATTAATAATGATCTTACTTAATGTCTCTTAGCGGTTCTTAGAAGGTCTTAGAAGGTCTTAGAAGGTCTTAGAAGGTCTTAGAAGGTCTTAGCGGTTCTTAGAAGGTCTTAGAAGGTCTTAGAAGGTCTTAGAAGGTCTTAGCGGTTCTTAGAAGGTCTTAGAAGGTCTTAGCGGTTCTTAGAAGGTCTTAGAAGGTCTTAGAAGGTCTTAGAAGGTCTTAGAAGGTCTTAGCGGTTCTTAGAAGGTCTTAGAAGGTCTTAGAAGGTCTTAGAAGGTCTTAGCGGGTATTAGGCTGTAGTCTGCTTAAACTGGGTAGTCTATGTCCTCTTTTCATCTCAGCTTTTTCCTCTTTTCAGCTTTTTTGTATCTGTTAGGGTACTAATAATAATTATATCCAGGCAGCTACCCACCCCCCGGTGTTTTAGAGTTATCCACAATTCATCCACAGGTTATACACAAGTTATACATGAGAACGGTTCCTATTCAGTATTGTAAATGATAATCATTTGCATTAAGGAGTACAGTATAGTTATCCACAAATAATACACAGGTTGTCCACATGTTATCCACAATAGTGCTAGGCCGTTCCTGGGGAGGGAGTATCTGCTGTGTAGCCCCTTAGAGTTACTTAGGAGTTACTTAGGAGTTACTTAGGAGTTACTTAGGAGTTACTTAGGAGTCATTTAAGCAGCTATAACCAGTCCCAAGAACAGGGTAGTGTTAGTGAGTACTAACTAACTTAGTTAACGGAGTTATAAGGCATCAAGCATTCAGTATTTGTCAAGCATAATGTGTTGATTTGTATATACTTTAAAGGAATAACACTTATAACAAAATGATCTATTAATAAATGAATAAAAGACTTGCATCTATGTCTGATTCGTGTATACTTACTACATCGGTAAAGCCCTTAAACAGAAGGAGAAATAAATGGAAGAAATACTGATATTCTTGGCTATATATAACTGTCACCCAACAGCACAAATAACAGTAGCACCGGATGACTTCACACACTACAAGGATGAGGTGATCTACATTGCACCAAAGCATAAAGGTAAAGATCATATACTGGTGCATGAGTTGGTTCATTCATGTCAATATGGATGGTCTGGTGGCTCAGCAACAACCTACAGGGAGTGGTCAAGGAGAGAGCATCAAGCAATAGCAATAGAGAGAGATTGGATAGATCGTTAACAACTAAGGAGTATGATCATGGGTAAGTTAGATATATTTTTATGGATAGGGTTTGCAATCTATGTGATAGTATGTTTCTATATGGTTGCTGGGTTTTATATGTACTATGGATACTTTTAGGAGAAATATGATGAAAAAGAAAACACCATACGACCAAGGCTCTGCAGACTGCTGGGCAGAGCGTGATAGGGATTTAACTGAGCTTAACTGGACACCAGAGCAGGTACAGGATTACCACAAAGGCTGGGCAGCTCAGGAGGTCTTAGGAGACTACTGGAGAGATAAGAATCAAGACTTAAACCAGGATTATGACCACTACGTAGGAGGAGAGGAGTGATGACATATCTCACAAGAACAATTGCTAATATATGTATTGCTTGGGTCTTATCTCTGTTTTACATCTACATGATTGGAGAGATAGTGGTTAACAAGAATACACTTGAAGAGTTCCTTATATTTATGATACCTTTACAATTAATCACAACAGCAAGAGGAACATATACATGGATAAGAAACAAGTAACAGCAAAGTATGAAAAGTTTCTTGACGGTAGACCAAAGTTCAGGTTAGAATGGACTAACCATACCAAGCAGTTCTTTATAGATGACAAAGAAGTCAGTGAAGAAGTTTGGATAACAGGAGTGAAGGAGAACACACAATGAAAGTAGAGTTATTAGACAGTATGGGAAATGACCTGACAGTAGTTAACGCAGCTAGGGTTAGTTTTGATAAGGAGCATATTAAGGTAGAACCTAGCGATCATGGTTTGATTAGGTACTTAGCAAAGCACCAACACTGGTCACCCTTTGCACACTGCTTTGTTCAGCTTAGGATTGAAGCACCTATCTTCGTAGCACGACAGCTACAGAAGCACCAGGTGGGTCTGTCATGGAACGAACTAAGTAGAAGGTACGTCAATAGTCCTCCTGAGTTCTGGGATGCTCCGATGGGGTGGAGAGAGGCTGCAGAAGATAAGAAACAAGGATCAGGTAGATTGTCACCATTCAACAGGGAGGCTAACCTACTGAGAGACTCAATACATAAGTCATGCTCTAATGCTTATGACCAGTTAATCGGTATGGGTATCTGTGAAGAGCAAGCCCGATCAATCCTACCGCAGTCCATGATGACTGAATGGTTTTGGTCTGGTAGCTTATATGCCTTCTCTAGAGTCTGTAATCTACGGAATCAAGAAGATGCACAAAAAGAAACTCAAATTATCTCTTTACAAATAGATAGTATCTGTGATAAGCTATACCCGATCAGTTGGAAAGCACTGATGAACCGTGAATATAACCCAGGAGAAGAATAATGAAATGTCAAGCATGTGATGAAATACTGTCTGATTTTGAGGCAACCAGGAAGCAGATGGAGACTGATGAGTACTTGGAGTTGTGTAACCAGTGCTTCAATGTAGATGATCTTGATATACTGACACTAGATAGAACTGACCTAATGCACGTTACAGATGAGAAGCCAGGGTTAGAGTTTGAACGACTGACGGATCAAGACTATGACGATCTAGATGTTAATGATGTTTATTTTAACGATTAAGGAATGATTATGAGTGATGAATATTATAGTAAAGAAGTAGAAGAGAACGGTTTCTTTAGTGAAGAAGAAGAGGCTCACTTCTATTCGGTGATAAGTGACTATGTGGAGCTGCTGGATAAGTATGATTCTAACTTCATCCTACTTACTATCTATCAGATGGTTACAGATAAGGATAATAAAGGTACACTAAGTAGTCTTAATTAAAGATAAGGATAATAAAGGTACACTAAGTAGTCTTAATTAGAGATAATATATATATGATATTTAATGTCTGATTTAAACTAAGTAGTTATTATAGCATACTTTTAGGAGAAAGTCAATGGGTATACAAATAAAAGTACATCAACCGTGTCCTGATTGTCACAGCTCTGATGCTTTAACAGTCTACGACTGGGGCAGTAAGTGTTATGCTTGTGAAGCAGTACACCAGAATAACGCAGTAGAAACCACTCAAAGGAGAAACATGATGTTAGTACCTAATAATAAAATTGAAGCTGTTAAGCGGCCTCTAAGCCACCCTGACGTTGATGCTGTGTCAAGAGCTGTACCCTCAAGGAATATAAGCAGAGCCACTATGGACTTTTTTGGGGTTAAGGCTGATCGCAATAACTACTGGTTTCCTTATGCCGATAAGAACGGTAAGACGGTTGCCTACAAAAAGAGAGGAGTTGTAGAGAAAACATTTAGTATTATAGGTGATTGGAAGGAAGCACAGCTATTTGGTCAAGACCGTTTTAGTAAGGGTGGTAAGTATGTCACCTTGGTGGAAGGGGAGTTTGATGCGTTGGCTGCTTTTCAGATGTGCGGTAGTAAATATGCAGTTCTCTCCATAAGGAATGGTGCTGCCTCTGCTGCTGCTGATGTCCGTACTCATTATAAGTGGCTCGATAGCTTTGACAACATCGTGATCTTTATGGACAACGATCAGCAAGGTAGAGATGCTACTGAGGCCATTACTCAAGTTTTTGGTTCTAAGGTTAAGGTGTTTAATGCAAAGCAGGACTACAAAGATGCCTGTGATTATCTATCCAAGAATGATGAAAAGTTATTCCTAGATACCTGGTGGAGAGCAGAGAGATTTATACCTGCCGGGATTGTCAGTAGTTCCTCACTGAAAGAAGCAGTGTTGAAGATGCCTGAAGCATCCAAGGTAAGGTATCCATTCAAAGCTCTTGATGACATGACTATGGGTATCAGAGACACTGAGCTGGTGACTATCACAGCAGGGTCTGGATTAGGCAAGAGTCAGTTTGTAAAAGAGTTGATCTACAGTATCTTTAACCAGACTGATGCCAATCTCGGAATCATGTTTCTTGAGGAAAGTACAGATCGAACTGCTAGATCATTGATGTCTTTACATTTAGATAAGCCGATACATCTACCAGGAACTGATGTGACTACTGAAGATTTGGAGGATGCGTACAATGTCATGCTCAAGGATGACAGGATTTATTTCTACGATCACTTTGGTTCTAACGACATTGAGTCTATTGTTAACAACGTCCGATACTTTGCTAAAGCCCTTAATTGTTCATACGTTTTTTTAGACCATATTTCCATACTAGTATCAGCACAGGATAATGCGGATGAACGGAAGGCAATTGATGAGATTATGACTAAGCTCAGGATGTTGGTTCAAGAGACAGGCATTGCACTATTCTTAGTGTCTCATTTGAAAAGACCTGATGGTAAAGGCTTTGAGGATGGCGCACAGGTGGCTATATCAGCCCTCAGAGGCTCTAGCTCTATCGCTCAGTTGTCTGATATGGTTATCGGATTAGAACGCTCTAGTCAAGACCCTGACCCCATTGAGCGTAACTCAACCAGGGTGCGTGTGCTAAAGAATCGTTACTCTGGTCAGGTAGGCCCATCAGGACGCTTGCTTTATGATATGAAGAGTG